CCGGGCCGTCCTTGACCTTGCCTTTGCCGGCGACGCTCATCGCGTCGTACTGGGCCATCGTCTCCGCCGTTCGTCGGACCTTCCGCAGCCGCTCGACGAACTCGTCCCAGGTCAAATATTCAGGTTTCCAGTTCGTGTCGGCGCGGTGCTTGCCGAAGCTGATGTCCAGCTCAAGGTTGCTCATGAGCACGTCCGCCTTTCCCTTCCACACAAAATTTCCAGTATCTTGATTTGGGTAAATCCAGACTCTATAATGTTATCCGTGAGGCAAAATTACTTTAAGGAGGCGAAACAATGGAGAAAACGTTTATTTTCAAATCTAGAAATCTGAGGATTTTTGATCAGATCACCGGAACAAGAACTTAAACAAAAGGGTTTACTTTTCGCAGGGTAAACCGCCAGTTTCCCATTGTTAGCTCCTAAATGTTTTACCTCACACCGTCCATCAGATAGAGATTCGCAGTTCCGTTTCCATATGTCCTTTCTCCGTTTACATTCTGGGAGTGGCTGTGACGCCTTCTCCCAGACCTGGGCAATGCCCTTGTATTTATGTAAAATATGGAGGATGTTGACAATGGGAGACTGGAATCAAACTGCGAAGATTTATCTGGAGTTCTTACTATTCATGCTGGGTACATACGGTCCTGTGATATTCACTTGGCTGTACGGCGCTATCATTCTGATGTCGCCAGCCCTGTTTGGATTTGTATGCACTTCGCTATGTTGGATGCTGTTATATTTCTTTTATAGGAAGCAATAGCCACTTCATAGCGGTGGACACAGAAGAGGGGTAGGCCACCCCTCTTTTGCTTTTTTTTAATCCTTCTGATAGAAATCACGTTCAAACCCCGCCGCGCTGAGCGGCAGGCCGGGCGCCCAGTCGATCGGCCGGCTCATGATCTCCGTCACGTGAACCACGGAGCCGGTTCCGATCGGCACGTCCAACACGACCTCGTCATGCACGTGCATCACGGTCTTGTACCCCTCAGCGTCAAGCCGTACAAGGCTCTCCGCCAGACAGTCCCGCGCGATCGCCTGAACAAGGTTCTCCACGAGCCGGCCGCCATAGGTCCGTTGCTTCTCCCATTTCTTCTTGACTTGATCCATCCCCCAGAAGCTCAGGCATTCCTTCTCAAACGGCTCCTTGTCCTTGGGCCGAATCTTCTCGACCTTTACGCTGGGGTTTACATAGCAGAGGCTCCGGCCGCTTGGCAGATCGGCGAACAGCATTCCCGCTCGTAGCGGTAGCGGACGCCATGCGCCAGCTTGACGGTCGTTTTCTCCTTGACCGCCGTGACGGCTGCCTCCTCGGCCCGGTACCATAGTCGCTTGATATTCGGGTTAGCCTCGCGCCACTGCTGAACCAGCTTCGGATATTCCTCCGGATCGATTTTCTTCTCGGTATCCATCGCGGCCATCGCGTTTGGTCCGCCCTGATAGCCGCAGGCGAGCTCCGCCACTTTTCCGAACGGCCGGTACTTGTAATTCTCATGCCCCTTGTCGATCGTCTCGAACGGGATCCCAAACATGCGTGCCGCGGTGGCCTCGTATATCTTCCCGTGGCCGCGGAAGACTTCGAGCTTCCATTCCTCATCAGCCAGCCACGAAACGACTCTGCCCTCGATGGCTGAAAAGTCGGAGACGATGAACCGGCAGCCCTCCGACGGGATGAACGCGGTCCGGATGAGCTGGGAGAGGACAAACGGCGGCGCGCCGAAGAGCATCTCCAGCACGTCGAAGTCGCCGCTTCGCAGCGTCTCCCGCGCCAGCATCAAGTCCTTGATCTTGTTCTGGGGCAGGTTTTGCACTTGGATGAGCCGCCCGGCCCATCGCCACGTCCGGTTCGCCCCGCAGAACTGCAGCAGCCCGCGCGCCCGGTCATCGGAGCAGATGGAGCGCTGCATGGCGTTGAACTTGTCGACGCTGGTCTTCCCCATCTCCTTCCGGATCTCCAGCATCCGCCGCGTCTCCTCGTCCGGCGCCGCGTCCAGCAGGGCAGGCATGAACTCCTTGCCGAGCCCGTCCGGCGTCTCCAGCCCGTGCTCCGCCAGCCAGCCCTTGAGCTGCGTCAGGCTGTTCGGGTTATCCAGCCCGGTGATCTCCTTCGCCTCGGCCACCAGCCGGGCCTCGTATTGCTCGTCGCAGGCGATGGCCTGAGCGGCCAGCACCGGGTCGAGCCTGACGCCGCGGTCGTTGATCCGCTGGTCCAGCGCCCACAGCCGCCACTCATGCTCCGGCACCGGGAACCGCTCCAGCGTCCGGGCGATCTCGCGCTCGACGACGACGTCCTGGATGTTGTAGGCCTTGTACTGCTCCCACTTCTCCGGATCGTGGTGCGGGTAGTTCCGCGTCCGGCCGCCGTTAACCTTGGTCGGCTTGCAGGGCTTCGAGAAGTAATTGATCAGTGACTTGCCGCGCGCGTCCTTCTTCGCGTCCAGTTTCAGTACCTCGGCGACGCCTTCGAGGTGGCCTGGGAGGCCAAGCGCGAGCGCGTGGACGGCCGTGCATCGCCAGAACCGCGGATCGCACTCGATGCCGAAGTGCTTCGCGATCGTCCCGCGCTCGAAGGCTGCGTTAAAGGCCGTCTTCGTCACGTCGAGCTCGAGCGCCCGGCGGACGTCCCGCGGCAGGTCCTCGAAGGCGGTCAGGTCGATCAACTGGACCGGGTCGTCGTCGAAGGCGAACGCGAACAGCAGGATTTCGAAGTCTGGCGATTCGACATAGCGGTGCATCCCGCACGTCTTCAGGTCGACCGAGGAGAATGTCTCGACGTCAATGCGGAGAACGGTCATTCGGAACCATCTACCTTCGATTCGACCACCTCAAAGACATGCCAAACAAATATCCCAGTCTGAACGCTGTTGATGAATCGAAGTATTGAAGGCGCCTCAAATTCCCAACCCGTTCCCACAACCAGTAAGCGCTTCGTACAATTCCAAACAGGGCGAGCCTCGGGGTCGGGTACGAACGCATACAGAACGATTTGCCCGTCCTGCGCAATTGCCGATAGGATTTCGCTTGAAGATGGAAGCTCGAGACTCTGTACCTCATTGCTAGGGGCGATAGGGTATTTATAGATTACGCTCATATAACCTTGCCCCCGTGGCGCACCGGTCGCGTCGCGTTATAGGCCATCTTCACCCGCAGGGCCATCTCCAGGTTGATCCCCAGATGCCCGCAGGCGTCGCAGATCCGGAGCACCGCGTCGGCCAGCTCGATCGGGATGCCGCAGGGCTTATCCCCTTCGTAGTAAATCTCCGTCAGCCCGCGGCCGTTCCGGTAGTCTTCGACGGCTTCCGCGATCTCGGTAACGATCAGCATGGACACTTCGCCGAACGTGCGCGGCTCCTCATACCAGCCCTTGTTGATAGCGTTCTGGTGGGCCTCGCGGACGACGCTTTCGATCGTCAGCGGCTCGAACAGTCCACGCATCCCGGGCAGGGAAACGTGCGCGGCGTAATTGTTGTTATCGTTCATCTTATATTCCTCCCGCAACTCTATCAGAGCTGATTACGATAGTTACCGTGAATAAGTCATCCGACAATCGCTTATAAGAATGAGATGGTTTATAGCAAACTGTCTAACCTATCAAAGTAGAGGAAAGGGGTGATACCACATGCTCGCTCAAGTAAACACACCATGTACCGTATGCGGTGCAATTATTCGAGTAGATTATCTGCATCCTGCGCATGTTTGCTCACTGGGCTGTAAAGCCGAACGTGAGCAGAGCGACAAGAAGAAGAATTAATCTTCTTGTCGAAAGAGGGGACTCTTTCGAATCCCCTCTTTCGTTTATTAGTTCATGAAATCATCGTCATCGCCGGCTTCAACGTCGAAGTCCTCTTCCGCGAAGTCCTCGTTCACGCTAGAGCGGCCAGCGAGCGACTCCCCGTCCTGCACCTTGACGATGTTGTTCAAGCCGACGCCGATCCCCTTGCTCTTATTATCGAAGATGTAGAAGTTGATCGAGACCTTGGCGTAGCAGCCGGAGGACACTTCCGTCGTGTCCGTTATTTCCTGGAATTTCGTTTTGCCATCTGCCCCCTTGCCAATCGGCTTGGCAATTCCGGGCTTCGTGTTTGCGTAGGCGTTAAGGTAGTAATGGCCGGCATAGTTTTCGTCGTCCTTTTCGGCGTCGCCGTCGTGAAGCGGAAGCTTGAAGTTTGCCGGCAGCTTTCCCTTGTACTTCGTCGTGGCCTCTTCCTTCAGCGCGTCGACGATCGTCTTGATCTTCCGAAGCGTCTCCTTGTCGGACTTCGGGATGAGCAGCGCGCAGCTGTATTTGAGCTGGCCCTGATCGTTCTCCTTCGGCTCCCAGATATTTGCGTAGGACAGGCGGACTTTGCCGGTAACCATTTTCGTCGCGATTTCGTTTGCCATGTGGATCGAGCTCCTTTTGGTAGAAGGGTTAAATATCTTTCCGTTCTTTGAAATCCGTGTCCCTCTTCGGGTAATTCTCGTCATTCCGTCATTTGCGAGCCTATGGCCGTCTGGCCCAATTCGCCATGCTTCGAATCGCCATTTCCGGGCGTCGTCGCCGATCTTATCGCGGAGCTTCTTCCATGCCTGTTTCTTGGAGGGCTCGGCGATGCCGAAACACCACTTCTTCGAAACAGCGCTCCAGATACCCCATTGCTCAATCATTGAAGTCCTCACCGGCGAAGTCTGCGTCAATACTGTTCAGCTCTGGTCGGCCATCTGTTTCGGGGACAAGTACCGGCTTGCCCCGCGGCTTGACGATCAGATCACCGATGAGCAAGGAAAGCTCCTTCTTGCCAATCCGCTTCTCCAGCTCCCCGATGCCGAACAGCTCTTGCGTCTTCAGGTACTTGTCCGGTTCGTGCTTCTCTGACAGCTTCGCCTTCGCTTCGTCCTCATTCGTGATCGTCCGATTGCTCCGACCCTCGACGAGCTTCCACCCGGGGACACGCTGGCCGGCCTTGGCCGCCTCGAAGGCGTACTTCGCGACGTCCGTCGCCCAGGCGGCAAGCTGCTCGGCGACGGTCAGGATCTGGCCGATCTCGTCCAGCGTCATGAGCGCAGGGTCTTGGAACCCGTAGGCCACGGCGGCCATGTTGGCGTCGGCGCGGGCCCGGCACGTCGCCTTGACCTTGCTCCAGCGGCAATGGTCTCCCGGCTTATGCTCCCCCTCGCCGGCGAAGGCCAGGGCGGCGGCGGGGCGGACGACGGTCTCGGCCCATTCGAGCAACTCGTCCACTGGCATGACGTCCGTGCTTACGCTGTCGAGCCGCGGCTGGACGATGGTCATATGAATCTCGCGGATGTCGTAGAGGAAGTTGTTAGCCGCCCACGCGCCGAGGCCATAGAGACGGATCTGGGGATTGCCGACCGCGGAGACCGGGACACCCTTGCCGTATTTCAGGTCGATGACCTCGAGCACCCCGTCAGCGATGAGGACGACGTCCCCGGTCCCCTTCCCCTCCGGTGCCCACTCGGAATAATCCAACGACTCCTCTAAGAGAATGAGGGCGTCGGAGCTACGGGCCTTCGCGGCCATAAAGCGCTCCTCGACGATCTCACAGTAGTCGCTGACGGCGTTCTCCATCTCGGGGCCGTACATGGGGTTGGCATGGACCTTAGCGAGCGCCTCTTCGAGCCTCTTCCGCTCCTTCGAGTTACAGGGGAGCAGCCGGCGCCGCAGCTTGATCTCGGATAGCTCATGCGCCAGCGTGCCCTCGTCGGCGTACTCGCTCCGCTTGTCGGGGAGCTTCTCTTGCAGCCGGGCGCTCGGCGGGCAGTTGATCCACCGGGACGCCCCGGACGCGCTGAGGAGGGCGTGAGAGCGTTCGGCGTGTGCCTGCGTCAATCCTAGCACCCCCTCGCGCCCCGGTCGCGCTCCTGGTAAATCTGCAGCTCGTTCCGGAGCCGGTCGGCTTCCGCTTCGGCTTCGAGAGCGCGGCGGATGGCGTACGGCCAGCCTTCGCGGGCGGCAGCGATGAACTCGGCGTCTTCTTCAGAAATGCTCATCGCATCTGCTACAAGGAAAAGCTCGGTCTCAATTAGCACCCGGTCCCTGTCGTGTTCCCAGCTTTGCCAAGTCCATGGCCCCGCCGTCGCCGCCTCGCAGATCGCGAGGTCGGCTTCGAGGTCCCGGGCCTGCGTCTTAGTTGCCGTCGACATCCGCGATACCCTCCAGCTCGCGCTTGAACGCGATCCGCTTGTCGTCCGGCACGGCCGTAATGTTCGGCACGCCGTAATCGTTCAGCAGTGCCTTGATCGCTTGCTTGGCCTTCGGCCCCTTCGCTCCGATCGTGGAAGCGATGGCGCGGAGCTCGACGTCGGTCGGGATCGGCTCGTCGGAGCCGGTGGCATCCTCCGGTTCATCCGACGAGGGCTCATCCTTCGGATCGTCTTCCAGCTCGACGGCCGGCGGCGCCTTGGCGGGCTCGGACTTACTGGCGGCCCGGGTGCGGGCGGGCTTGGCCGGTTCGGCCGGGAC